TGACGCTGATGAGAAGAAACTTGGCGAGACCATGAGTACCGTCCTCCAGTGCCAAATGCAGCTCAACAAGGCTACCGAGGTCAACGCTCGTTCCCTTGAAGAGTTCCTCATTTCCGGCATGGTTGTCTATAAGTGCTGGTACGGCTGGCGCAACGACAAATTGGACTGCTGGACTGACTATGTGCAGCCCAACACGTTCTTTATTGACAACCACATGCGCGATTTCCGCGGATGGGACGTGAGCTGCCTGGGCGAGGTACAGGACGTGAGCTTCCTTACCGTCTGCCAGCGGTTTGCAAAATCCCCGGCAGACTTCGCCCGCCTGTCACAGATTTACGCCACCGCAAAGAACAGGTCATACCTGTCTTCATACGGCGAGCGGTTTGGGTACGCACGGCTGGAGAACATTGACTTCCTTATGCCAGAAGACCCCACGCTTTGCCGTGTGATTGAGGTGTGGCGCAAGGAGAGTAAGGCCCGCTTCCGCTGCATTGACTATAATACAGGCACCGTCTTTAAGTGCAACCCGGAGGACCTGCAGGCCCTTGTCATTGACGTCAATCAGGCACGTCTTGTTGAGGGTGCCAAGCAGAATATCCCAACAGACGAGATTCCGCTTATCCAGTACAAGTGGTTCATTGACGATTACTGGCACTATTACTACCTCACTCCATTTGGCGATATACTGGATGAAGGCGAGACCCCTTACGACCACAAGGGACACCCGTATGTATTCAAGTGCTACCCGTACATTGATAGCGAGATTCACTCCTTCGTATCCGACGTGATTGACCAGCAGCGATACACAAACCGTCTCATTATGATGTACGACTGGATCATGCGCGCCAGCGCCAAGGGCGTACTGCTCTTCCCGGAGGATGCCATTCCGGACGGATACGATATCAACGATATCGCAGACGAGTGGAGCCGGTTCAATGGTGTTATCGTCGTGAAGAAGCGCAAAGACAACTCCGTCATGCCACAGCAGATTGCCAACAACTCTACGAATATCGGCATAACGGAACTCTTGAACCTGCAGTTGAAGTTCTTTGAAGATATATCAGGCGTGAACGGAGCGCTCCAGGGCAAGCCTGGCTATTCATCCACCAGCGGCGCATTGTATGCCCAGCAGACACAGAATGCCACAACCTCCCTGCTGGACCTGCTGGACACCTTCTCGTCCTTTGTGGTGGACGTGGCCTACAAGACCGTGAAGAATATCCAACAGTACTACGACCAAAAGCGTGTGTTCAATATAGCAGGCCGCACCGGTGCGCAGATTGTCTACGATCCGGACAAGATTCGGAACGTGGAGTTCGACCTTTCCATCGTAGAAAGCACCTCTACTCCGGTCTATCGACAGATGGCCAACGAGTTCCTCATGAAGATTTGGGAAGCTGGGCAGATTTCTCTCCAGCAACTGCTGCAGCACGGAGACTTCCCGTTCTCCGACGATTTGTTGCAGAGCCTGCAAAGCCAGCAGGAGCAGATTGCCAAAGGCGAGACGCCGCAGGATATGCCCCAGCAACTCGCGGCACAGGTCCAGCAGGGCGCAAACATGGACAACGTGCGGAAAGCACACGATATGCTCATGGGCCGGTACCAAATGGCAGACGCAGCCTAAAAGGAAAGGGAGCCGCGAGGCCCCCTTTCTTCATTCAAGAGAGTGTGATACTACCCAGCCTGATGCGCCTATCTCGCTGGGTAGTCTTGTCATGTCTACCGGGATAATGATTTCAACGAACAACTGTCGCTGAATCATCCTCAACAAATCCTTCATCCCTTCCGGGTCTTCGTCCGGGTCAATGAAGATAGGCTCTTCGTTGTCACGCATGGCCGTTCCCTTGTAACATGGTGCATGAGGTTCTCTTTCGCAAGGGGGTTGGTTGATAGTGTTACCACCCCTTCGATATTGCCGTAAGGGCCTCGTTTACTGCCGTCGTGCTTCACGTTTCCGCTGGCGCTCCTTCGCCTTCTTTGCCTTGGCTGCGGCCTTCTTTGCACGCTTGGTCTGCTTCCACTGCATGCGGGATTCCTCCCACCAACCAAAGTAAATGACCATCTTTGCCAGGTACTCCGACCGTGGCATAACTCCGTCACCGTTGGTGTAAGGGGTGTAATAGAAGCTCTTCCCGGCCAATTCTTTCAGGCTAACATTGTGGTCGCGGTCCTTGATCCACCGCTTTTGGCGCAGTCCTCGGAAGTTCCTGCGGTCCGAAACGATAAGGTTACCGTTCTCTCCGCGGAGTACATAGTATCGCTGCGGTCTTTTCTTGTACGCTTTGTCGGCCAGGCGTACAGCCCAGCGCAGATGCAGGTAAGCATAGAATCTCTTAAAAGGGTTCATAGTATTACTGTTTGTAAATGTTTTATATTGATGCTGCCGAAACGGCTCTCTTGTGATGCACCTTCATTTCTCCGGGCTTGAAGCGCTTAACTACCTTCGGGCGATCCATGTAATTGTAGCACAGGTGAAGACCGATGGCGCGTGTCATGAGTAGGTCATCGTGTTTTCCAGTCACGGCGCCAAAGGAGCCGTTCTGCTTGCGCTCATACGTTAGGTACTCGTCCAGCACCCGTTCGTCCCTTTCGATATACAGTTTTTCGCGGATCACCTTCACCAGTGTAGTGATGATTTCCGGCTTGGTCTTCACGTTGGTATGAAAGCCAAGTATCTCTGTAGGCTCTTCGTTGGAGTTCTCGGCAGGCCGGACACGGTAGTATAGGTTCTCATAGTAGTCTCGTATCTGCCCAAGGATGGCCGAACCCTGGTCCCCGTCAACGGACCTGTCCTTATCGTGCGTCTCCAGCGTATTACTTTCCACCACCAGTAGCGCGTTATCGTAGTAGGCCGATATCATGGCTGACTTCCACGCCAGTAAGTCCATGTCAATATGCCCGTACCACTGGGCCACTACAACGGGAAGGTCGTTGTCCATCATGTACAGGCGGTCAAAGACCGTTATAACGCTCCAGTCCGCTTTCCGGGAACGGCCACCGATATCCACGACGGTAAGATAGCGGTCGGTCACCTTCTCGTCCGGGTCTATCTCCGGTAACTCCCACGCCCAGAAACGCCCCTGCCTGTCTTCCGTGAATTTGAGTTCCTGTAGGGCCTCCTTCCCTTCTGCGGCCCTGCCGTACACGTCACCAATGTAAAGCGGGGGACGGCAATCAGCGCGGAACTTCTCAACCTTATACTTGTCAAAGACCATCTCGCCAGAGTGGACGAAGGCTTCCACATCGTCAGAAGGATATTCTGCGGCCATGTCTCCATGATCCGTGTACTTCTTGCGCTCCTGTATGTACCAGTAGATAGCCTCCAGCGTAGCGCCTTGGGTCCACAGCCACCACAAGTACTGGCCAGATTCTTCACGGTTGCTCATTGCGTTGGTGTTCTCCCTGTTGAGGTAGAGCCATTTTGCAAAATCATACAACTTGCCCTCAACCGGCATGGAGTACTGCTCAATCTCAAACCATGAAATAAACAGGGCGTCAAACTGAGACTGGCCGCGCTTGGCGGCATCGTACTCCCGCTGGAAGAAGTTCCCCGTACCGTTGGCCGTTGATTCGTACACAATCATTGTGTAGGGTTTCAGCAGCACACCAGAGCAGGCGGACCGCACGATAGCCTCCGGGGTCTTACCCTCCGTCTTCTTCCATAGACCAACCTCCGAGCAGTGTACGAGGTTGTAATCACCACCACGCGCAGAATCCGGGCGCTCTGCAGTACCAATCTTGATTTTGCAGTTTCGCTGCGGAACCCTGTGGATGCTGCCGGAGTGGCCTACACCCACAAACTTCGGCTCCTTCTCGTTGTAGTCCTCGCCCAGTTTGTGTAGCATGGATAGGGGGTATTCCTTGACCATGCGGTCGAACATGTCCTGGATCTCGTCGGATGCCGTCCCCTGATGGGCAACGATAAGGGAGTTGAGGCCGACGCGGTGAACCAGTTGCAGCCAAGCCATGTATATCTGGATGCAGGTGGAGCCACCCCACTGACGTGCCTTCAATAGTACCAGACGAATAGGCTTCCCGGCCATGCGCTTCTTCTCCAGCCGTTCAACCAGCCTTCGCTGGGGACGATTCAACCGGAAAAGGATATCCTCGCCGCCGCCTTTCTGCTTGATATAGACGTAGAACGCGGCCCAAAAAGCAAAATCATACCGGCTTCGAAGGCGGCACAGTTCGCTTACAATGTCCTCGCGGGTCGCTGCGATATCATCTTCGTCGTCCAAATCCACCTCCAGGCGGCCAGCCTCTGTCTCCTTCCGGATGAAGCCGTCAATGCTGCCGCACTTCTTTACCTCTTGGAAGAGGGGAATCTTCATGCAGCGAGACGGAATGAACCATGTATAGTGTAACTCCGGAACGCTGAATCGCACACGGTCCTCCATGAGAAGCGATCCCTCTCCAGTGATAGGGTTGAAGGGGGCATAGATAAGCGAGTTGCGTTTCTTATTCTCCGCAACTATGCCCAGCACGTCCTTCTTCAACTCGTCCCGTGTCATCGGATAGGAACCTCCATATTAAGCAGGGCGATACAAAGACCCCAGGCGTAGCACCAAAGATGCACCCACGAATTAACGCCGCCCATAAAGAATCCAACGGCAATGAATCCAATCCACCATACCTGCCATGTCCATTTGCGCCTAACGGAAAGAGACAGCGAACCAAATAGCCCGTACAAGACACCGGAGCAGCCAACCGTTGGGACGGCGAGGTTTAGCAGGCCAACCGGTACAAGTACCGACGCGATATAACATGCCAGTACCCGGCTTGGGTTGATATCATAGGCGAAAACGACGCTCAGAAGCGCCCACGAATTGATTACATAATGTAAGAAGTTGGCATGAAAGAACGGGTATGCCAGCCGCGCCCAAATGGTGCAGCCTTCGCGGATTCCCACCTTTTCCAGCGGTATAGGCACAAGCAGCAGCAGCCCGGCAAGGGCTACATAAACAAGTGCCGCAGCTTTCGTTTTCTCTGGTCGTACCATCCCTTCTCTATCTTGTTGATGATAACCTTCGCTGAAGACGGCGTAAGATAGAATTTGGGAGCAGGGGACACAACCACCTCGCTAACGAGGTCATAGATGGATGCGTCCGGGCGCTGCTCCCTCAAAACACAGTATCGCCGGAAGATTTCTTCAAACATTTCCTTTCGAGCCGGCGCGGAAACACCGACGTCCAGGAGTGTTTTCCCCGTCTCCATAGCGCTAACGACAATGGATGCTCGCTCTTCGCTCACCCAAAACCGTTCCGACGGCATAATGACAACTTTTCTGTACACTTCCTGCAGACGCATCTTCTTGTCTGCCTCTAACAGTGTACGGTAGGCGCGCATCAGGTCCTTGTTGCGCAAGTCTTCATAGTAAAAATTGTTTCCACGATGTTTCATAGCCCAAACCCATTACGCACAAAATTAAGAATTTATGTAAACAAATAAAATAAACTGTACCATTATCGCGTTTATTTTTGTCCAGAAAAGTTGATTTTTAGCCATTTTCACCATGCCTACACCCGAACAAGAACCCAAAAAGACCAACAGGGAAATAGCTATGGGTCCTTATAAGGACCGTCAGTTTGCTGACGACGAAGAGCTTTTCGGCCAGCTCAATGCCGACCGCGAAGCAAATGCCGCCAAACTGAAAGAGTATCAGGAACGCGAAGAGGCATTTTCCAAGGCTTTCACTGCCGACCACCGTTTTGCCGGAATGTTCCAGGCCGCCAAAGAGGGCCGCGACCCCGTGTTGTGGCTGGTTACCGAGTTTGGCCCGGATATCAAGGACCGGCTGGAAGACCCGGAGTTCCTGGAGCAGGTGGAGCAGGCCGGAAAGGAGTACGCC